TCAACCCTTGAGTCTCTATTATAACCAGCATCTACACTAAACTTATAGAATGTCTCTCCCACACCCACTGCAATCTTTTCTACATGGGTTATAGGAGCATATGCCTTCTCTAAGTCAGAACCTTTATATTCATCTTGGAATAAAGTAGATAACTCCAAATTCATTGGATCACCCACAATAGGTTCTACTACAAAATCTCTTGTAATTTTATAGTTAGCATTAGATGGTGTAAAAAGGAAATCACGAGGTCTGATAATATTAACTTTTTCGTTATATAATGCTTTAAATAAAATTTCAAAACCTCTATCTGTTCCCTTACTTAAATAGAAATCTTTTGATTGTTTTAGAAAAACTTCTTGATTTAATTCTTCTGTAAGTTTCCTTCCTTCTAAACCTGGTGTAATTTGATGCTTTGTTTTAGTTAAAAATTCTTTAAGAAAGAGGCAACTTAAATTTTCTATAGTTGATCCTTTAGCATGTTGATCTGCTGTTGTAGATTCAAAAACTAATTCTTCAGCGTTAGTAGGACTTCTATAAGAAGTAACACCACTAAATCCCCTAACACATCCTGTAAATCCAAAAGTAGTTATTCCAGTATATGTAATAATTTCATCATTAATCTTTAACAACCCATAAGAATCTGGGAAACCCAAAGTTCCTGTTGGATAATTTTGCATATCAATATCAATTGCATCACTAGCAATTCCAACAGTTGCACCCAACCCAACAGAATATGTAAGATTAGTAAGATTGTCTATTTTTACATATTGGTCAATATTGCTGATTAAGTCAATAGGACCACCTTGATATTCTTGACCTTGATAATATGACTTTAAAAATTCTGCGACTAAGGGATAATCGGATTTTACGTATCCAGGAAGCTGGTTCTGAACTATGTTACTAAACTTAACTCTTTTTGTTGTCATTGGATATTTCTATTATCTTAGTAGGATGAAGCAGTAGATGTGCCAGAGAATGAAGTAGGAGTGGTTGCAGTTGTTCCACCATTAGTGCTAGGTACTGAAGGTGCATTAGTACTTGCTATATCACTATTACGACCTCCTGCACGAACTAAATTGCCATTAGCATAACTTGAAGAGGTAATATAATTTGAACCAGATGGATCTAATCCAGAAGCAATCTCATCCACAACCGTTTCAAATAAACTGTTACTTATATCTAGTTGCAAATAAAGATCCTGTAATCCGATAACATCATTAGAGATAGGACATGCCGAAATTTCAATAATTGTCTGACCATCCTTTAACATTCCAGATTGAATATTAATAGGATTAATAGTAACAACTCCACTCTTGTAATCAATAGTTCCTACATTTCTTTTAATAATAGTGGGTGATTGAGATTCGATAGATGGAAGAGAGAATAAAAATAATGATCCATTTAACCTATTAGTGTTTGGTAGATCAGAAATATACACATCATCCATTATTCCTGCTATTTTAAATGCAGATGATTTAATATTATATCCACTCATGCTCTTAATATGAAATTCGTTTCCAAAACCAATTTGATATTCTGCAAAAGCATTTAAAACTGCTCTTATATCTCTTCTTATATAAACAGTTGTAATATTAGAAGTTATTGATTCATTACTCTGATCAATTATATTTAAAAACTTACTATATTTAAATCTAGCACCATATTTGTTCATGTCTGAAGATTCAGCATATTTTTCAGCATTATTTTGAACTAATGTAGAAACATATGCAGCATCGGGAGCAAGATTAGTGTTATAATATATTTTTGTATTGATTTCAAGGTAAAGATACTTCAAATCGAGTATTTCTGGCACAATTCCTGCTACCGCATACTTCTTTAACTTCAATTTTATCTTTTCTTTGATCAAACTTGGTAAAAAGTCACCAGTTCTTGGTTTTATGCTAATAAAGACCTTTCCAAATTGAGGAGGAATTAAATCTTCACCTCCAAAAACGGAAATTGACTCAGTTTCGGGATAAATCCTTGCTGGAATCAAAGATTCGTAGTCATTTGACGTAACTGCTCTATTTTGTGATGAATAAATCCTTGGAGCAAACTCTACCTGCAAAATTGAAAGAACTTAGTCCATTTGCAGAATCTCCAGCAGAAGTGATGTAATTAATGGTTATAAAGTTACCATCTTCTAATGCTTTTCCAAAAATCCCATCTCCAAAGAATATTTGATATCTCTCATCTTCAATTTCTTGTAAATAGTAAACTTTTGAGTCAGATTTTACGTCAAAAAGACTATTTTGAACACTATATTTTGTTTCTGTGGTAGAAGCTTCGTTTGGACGTACAGAAACAGTGATTAAATCTGTATCAACTCCAATATTTGGTAAAACAAACTTCTGATTTGGAATTCTTGAAGAATATGTAAAGGTTTGTGTCAATAATGTACCTTCAAAAACCTCAACATCGTTAAATTCTGCGATTCCGTTAAAAACTGGAACCGTAATATCACTTAAAATTGAAAAAACGAAGGATGAACCACCAAAAGAACTTGATGATGCTGCCACAGGACCCTTCTTAAGGGTTAGTGTAGCAGGTGAAGGTGTAATTCCACTCGTATTTACAAAGAATGATACTGTTGCTCTTGCTGCTTGCCTTGGACGGGGTACATAACCTATATTTCTTGCTAACGAAACGATATTTTCTCTTAAAGTTGCAGTATCAATGAACACTTCATTAGTGATCATGTTCGCATTATACGAAGTAATGTAAGTATTGTATGCCAGAACATCTAAAATCGTCGAAAGATTAGATCCCTCGAAGTCATAATCGGTAAAATTCGAGTTTGACTTAAGATATTCTTGTAAAGTTGATTTAACTTGGTCAAAATCCAAGTTAGAAAAGTTAGCTAATGGCATTTTACCTATTCGACTGCAAAACAAATTGTAATTCTTGTGCTGGAATCTCTATTCCAATAATCTCATATACAATATTGACATCAAAAGCATTGTTTTCATAGTTTGGAAATGCTTTTACATCTATCAATTCAACTCTTGGTTCATAATTGTCTATAGATTCACGTATTTCATCAATAATAATGGACGCACTAATCTCATCAATGTTCTCAAATAGTGATTCAGTGATCCTAGATCCAAAATTAGGGTTAAAAAATTTCTCTCCAGGTAATGTGAAAACAATATTCCTTACAGAACGTGCTATGGCATTTGCATTTTTAAGCGCAATCAAGTCATCATTCAGGGGATTTGCCTGAAATGTCATACTAAGATCTTTAAATCCTTGACTAACCCGTTCTAGAGGCACATTAATACACCAATTATTGTTTATTTATTAAGGATTGTATACTCCTATTCTGTAAGAGTCATTGCATCCACTTCATAATCTAATCCATCCTCCTCAAAATCCCCAAAAATCTCACTTTGGACTAAATCATCACGTTTTTTAGGTGTAAGACGGTCATAAGATACCTCTCTTAGCATTTTTTTCTTGGAATTTTCCATGATTTTGGTATGTTTTTACTATTTAACATAAAAAAAGGAGGGACTTAACCCTCCTTCATCATTTTCCTTGTCCACGGTACGGTTTTTTTGCCTTATTACGAGACGTTGCGGATAGTAGTGTACGAGCCGAGCGGCCTTGACGAGTCTTTTTCGGACGAGACTTCTGATAACCTCCATCGGTTATGTTAGAAAGCATTGGCATTAGTTAATTTCCTCTAGTTTACGTTGTACTGACTCATCGGTTGCCTTAACTCTGTAAGAAACTCCATCCCTACGAGAAAGTTCGGTGAGTATCTCTGCGGATAAATCCCATAACTCTTCTGTTCTGAGTTGAGAATTCACCGACATCTTAAATAACCCTTGTTTTCTCATGTCCTACACGTATGCGAGGGTCGCACCATGTCTCAATACCCATTTCCTTTGCATCAAGGCAGAACGACACGTCCTCACCACACATATCCTGAACTGCACCTGACTCAAAGATTTGCATCTTAGGAGCAAACCAAGGGTATTCCATCTCTTCAAACACACCTTTCTTAATAAGTACCCATCCAAAACCTGTATAGTCAACTGTGAAAGGTTTGTTGCGTTTGCCCATTGATTCAACAGTCTCGTGATTCATAACTCCGCCGTTCTTACGGAAGTCTTCCTCTTCTAACCAATGTGCAACTGAGGTAGTATGGCCATCTTCTGTAGCATACCAACCTGCTGCGATCTGTCTTTCTTCACCTTCAGCAGGAATGGCAAGATCGCAGAGTTGCCAGAACTTCTCCACATTAAAAACAATATCATTATCAATCCATAACTGATAATCATACTGTAGTTTACCATCCCAAGGTTTCTGATCAGCACCACGAAGAACATTTGCACCTAAACACTTACAACGTGCAAAGTTAACCATAGAAGAGTAATCCTGTGATATCTGAATACTCATTCCTGCTTGTACCATATCAAATGATAATTGTACAAAATTCTTTAAGAAGGTATATGAACAACCTCTACCAGGTAAACAGAATACTATAGTCTTTCCTTTCCATCTTTCCTTAATAGCAGGAATATCCCACTTTGGTTCTTCCTTTGTAGGAGCCTTTGCTTTAACAGTAAATCCTTTTGCCATAACCTTTTAGTTACCTTCAATCCAATTATACAACGATATTATATAGTTGTCAATTAATTAA